GGAGGACACCGACCCCCCTTGTTCCCTTTTTTCCCGAAAATGGAAAGATTGTGCATTATGAGGAGTAATTGTGGATAACCTGAAAAAGTCGGGCGAGATCGTAAGGCTTCGGGCGGCTTCGGATTTAGGAGGTGTGACAACTCCGCGAATTCATACGCCTTTGAATGATTTAGGCTCAAAAGGTGAGGAATTTATACAATTCTGCGAGCGCATAGGCCATCCGCTCTTGCCCTGGCAACAGTGGTTGGCGCATCACTCTTTAAAAGTGTATGAAGATGGGACTTGGTGTCATCCAATAGTTGGATGCATCCTTGCAAGGCAGAATGGCAAAAGCACATTTATGGCGCTTCAAATATTATGGCGCATTTATGATTTAGGTGAAAAACTGCAAGTTCATACCGCACACAAACTAACGACCTCATCGGAAATCTTTTACAAAATTGACACAATGATTCAGCAAGTTCCAGAGTTAAAAAAGGAATTTGTTAAGAAGTTGGAAAGTAAAGGATTTCAGGAATTACTATTTACAGAGGGTCGAAGATACATAGTCCGGGCCAATAACTCGGCAGGTCGAGGAATTGCTGCACCATCTAGCATCCATTTGGATGAGGTTAGAGAATATCGAGATGAAGAAGTTTGGGCCGCTCTGCGATATACGCAAATGGCTAGTCCAAATCCTCAAACTTGGATTTATAGCAATATGGGCGACAAATCGGCAATTGTGTTAAACAAACTGCGAGATCGCGCAATCGCTGCAAGTCAAGGTGTCAAAGATTCAATCGGTTGGTTTGAATGGTCAGCACCGCCTGATATTAAATTTGATGGAAGTGCCAAATTCTGGATGGGTGTTGCGCAGGCCAATCCTTCTCTTGGTTATACAATTAGCGCGCGCAATATCGAAGCGGTCTTGTCAGACCCCGAGGATATTGTTAAAACAGAGGTTTTGTGTATCCAGGTTGATACCATAAATCCGGTCGTAAATCCTTCACTCTGGGAGCAGTGTAGGGTTTCTGGGATACGACTTGATCCGTCTGCTGATACCTGGCTGGCAGTTGATCTCTCTCCAGACCGGAGGCAAGGGGCGCTGATTGCAGCGCAACGGCTGGAGGGAGATCGCTTTCAGGTCCAATTGCTGCAAACTTGGAGCAACTCAATTAACCTTGATGATAAAGCAATTGCAAATGACATTGCCGATTGGGTTAGGAAATACCCGGTTCAATTAGTTGCCTATTCAGCGCGAACGGCATCGGCGGTTGCTGCAAGATTAAAACCTGCTGGGATACAGATTGAGGCAGTGGATGGTCAAGATTATGCTCAAAGTTGCGATGAGTTTCTTGGTGCTATTGGCAGCCAACGCCTTGCCCACTCAGATCAGCAAGAATTGACAACTCAATGTCTAAGCGCCGTTAAATTGCCGTATGGGGATGGAGGATGGGTGATGGGTCGTAAAGTAAGCAACGCGACCATCTGCGCCGCTATTGCATCTGCCCTTGCAACGCACTATGCGACTCGCCCTGCAACGGAAATAGATATAATTGCCTCATAAGCCTTTAAGCGGTAAAATGCGACATAATGGGCGCAATCCAAGATTTCTTTTTTCCAAAAGTCATTGCACAAAGACCTGACAAGGTTAGTGATGTGACTGCCGCTCTAACGCCTATACAAATAACAGATTCCGTCTATAACATTCTAGGCGGTTCCACAAATTCAACTAGACAACTGGCTATGTCGGTTCCAGCAGTTGCTAGAGCAAGAGGAATTATTTGCGGAACAATCGGATCATTGCCTTTAACAACTTTTAATCGCTTGACTGGACAATATGTTGATCCGCAACGCGTTATTAATCAACCTGACCCAAGAGTTGCCGGTTTTGTTATTTATTGCTGGCTGGCTGAAGATATTTGGCTATATGGCGCAGGTTATGGTCAAGTTTTAGATATGTATGCCGCAACAGATGGCGGCCGAGTAAGAGCCTGGACCAGAATTAGTCCAGAGAGGGTCACTGTTGATACTGATCCGCGCAACATTGAAATTAGAGGATACAAAGTTGATGGCAAGGCAGTTCCTCTTAATGGTGTTGGTTCATTAATTAGATTCGATGGACCGGATGAAGGTTTATTGCATCGCGCAGGGAAAACAATCGCAGCAGCAGTTTATTTAGAAAACGCAGCAGTAAATTATGCAAAAGAACCTGCCCCATCAATGATTTTAAAAAGCAGTGGAACAAATCTGACATCTGAAAGAATTTCTGCATTGTTAGCCGCTTGGAAAACTGCGCGTCAATCGCGCAATACGGCATTTTTAAATGCTGACATTGATTTACAAGAATTTGGTTTTGATCCCCAAAAATTACAACTCGCAGAAGCAAGACAATATGTGGCTTTAGAATTAGCCCGGGCTTGCGGTATTCCTGCATACTTCTTGAGCGCCGAATCAACTTCAATGACATATTCCAATGCGGTTTCAGAGCGGCGCTCATTAGTTGATTTCTCACTTCGCCCAATACTAAAAGCGATTGAGGAGCGTTTGTCACTTCCGGATTTCCTACCAAATCCAGTGATGGCGCGTTTTAGCCTTGATGACTTCTTGCGCGGTAATGCGCTAGAAAGAGCGCAAGTGTATGAAATTCTAAACCGCATTGGCGCGATGAGCGTTGAGCAAATTCAAAGAGAAGAGGATTTAATTCCAAATGCGAATTAATATGCCAATGGTTGTCACCGCAGCCGATACAATTAAAAGAACAATAAGTGGAAACATTGTCACCTGGAATGAGAAAGGCAACACCTCGGTTGGACCAACAGTTTTTGCAGCCGATAGCATCGAGATAAAGCCTGTTAAGTTGCTTCTCGAACACGACCGCACTCGCCCAATTGGTAAAATGATTTCTCACCAAGTGACAAAGACTGGCATTGAGGCAACCTTCAAAATTGCTAACACAATGGCAGGCGAAGATGCGCTTGTTGAGGCAACCGAAGGGCTGCGCGATGGTTTTTCCGTTGGCGCACAAATAAATGAATGGACCAACAACAAGGGAGTTATGCAAATTACCTCAGCAACTCTCGATGAGGTTTCTCTTGTCACTGATCCAGCAATTGATTCTGCTCGCGTTAGCGAAGTAGCAGCATCCGAGAATGAAGCACCAAAAGAAGATTCTGATTTGGCAACCGCTAATTCAGACAATACAACCGAAGGAGAACAAGTGTCTGACACTACCGCTCCTGCTCCTGCCGTAGAAGAAGCGGTAGAAGCAGCCAAAGTAGAAGCAACGGCGCCAAAGCCAGCGTTCTACACTGCACCTCGCCTTGAATTCACAAAGGCAAAATACCTAGAGGCATCAGTTCGCGCCTTGCTAGGTGATGACACTGCTCGCGCTTATGTTCGCGCGGCAGATGACACAACAACAAACAATGCCGGTCTAAATCCAACTCGCCAACTAACAGAGGTCATCAACGCGCTATCCGATGGAGATCGCGGTTTTGTTGATGCACTTTCAAAGGGCGTTTTGCCTGATGCTGGTATGTCCTTTGAGATTCCTCGAATGACTGCCGTTCCAACAGTTGCCGAAGTTGCCGAAGAAGGCGCAATTGGCGAAACTGGAATGACCAACAACTACCTCAGCGTTCCAGTTAAGAAATTCGCGGGTGGTCAAGAATTTTCAGTCGAATTGCTCGACCGCAGTTCGCCCCTGTTTTTTGATCTTTTGGTTTCTGAGATGGAAAAAGCGTATTTGAAAGCAACAGATGAATTTGTGACTGCTGCAATCGCACTTTCAACAAACCCATTTGCTTACGCTGCAAACTCAGCAGCAGGCATCGTTGCTTACACCGCAGGAACCGCAGCAGCAATCTATGAGAACTCTCTTGGATTTGCTCGCAACCTTGTTGTTTCACCAACACAGTGGGGCAACATTATGGGCTATAACGATCAAGGTCGCCCAATCTTTACTGCAAGCCAGCCACAAAATGCTGCCGGCGCACTAAACCCTGGCAGTATTCGCGGAACAGTTAATGGTCTAAATCTTTATGTTTCAAGATCAATTGGAAATGTTGCAAACACAACTGATTCAGGATTGGCATCAATCTTCACAGTTAATCCAGATGCTTTCACCTGGTTTGAATCATCTCGCTTCCGTCTAGAAACTGCGATGATTGCAAATGGTCAAATCAAAGTGGCCTATTATGGCTACGGAGCATTGGCGCAAAAAATTGTTGCCGGTATCCGTCACAACAACACTGTTGGCGCTTAGTCAATAAATAAAAGTGAGGGCCGGTCCGCTCCCGAGCCGGCCCCTCACCCCTTAGATTGAAAGGATAAGAAATGCCTACAATTGTCACCGCTAGTCAGTTGCGCGCAGTTTTAGGCGTTTCTTCATCCTTGTATAACGATGCTTATCTTGATGACATCATTGATTCTTGCGAAGCCATATTGCTTCCTATGCTTGTCACTTACAAATCGCCAATTGCTCAAGTCAAACGCGAGAATGGCGTTGCAACTTTTACAACTCAAGGCGATCACCCTTTTAGCGTTGGCCAGTCCGTTGTCATAACCGGCATTAATGCAACCTTTAATGGCACACACACAATCACCGCCGTTGGTCCAGAGTTTTTCTATAATTTTCCAAGTTTCCCAAATGTTGTTGCAGTAGATGTTTCATTGCTTAACCTAGAATTTTCTGTTGATCTTGCTGGAGCCGATGTCACTCAATTTAATGTAATCCCTGCCGGCACTGCTGCGCTCAGTGGCGCATCAACTTATGTCGGAAACTCCGCAGTCGAATCGGCAGTGCTTTCCGTTTGTGTTCAGATTTTTCAAAATAGAACTGCCGGTGGAGGAGCAATTGAAGGCGTTGATTTTACAGTGACACCTTTTAGAATGTCGCGCGGATTGCTTTCATCTGTTGCTGGACTTCTTGGCCCTTTTATGGATGTTGAAACGATGGCTCAATAATGCCAGAGATTGCCGACACCAGGGAAGCAATTAAAACTGCCATTTCCTCAGTTGCAGCCAATGTTTATGACTTTGTGCCTGAAACTCCTCAAGTGCCTTTTGCTGCCGTTGTTCCAGGATCACCTTATTGGGAATTTGAAACAATCGGCAAAACGACTTTTAGATGTAAATTAAACTTTTTGATTTCCGTAGGTGTTGCCTATTTTTCTAACTCAGCCGCGTTAAACAATTTGGAAGTCTTGACAAAATCCATTGTCCAGGCTCTACCAAGCGGCTACGAACTTTCGGTGGTTGAATCGCCCGTTGTCAATACAGTGGGAACAAATACGATTTTGACCAACGATATACGCTTGAGCATCCGCTACGAGCAAACCGCATAGGAGATGAAATGCCAACAACAATAATCACCGGGCGCGATGTGAGTTTAACCTTAAATGGCTCCTCATACGATGCCCAAGCAACATCCGCAGTGCTTTCAAACGAACACACCATTGAAACTTATCAAACCCTAGATGGTCGCGCATATAAAGCCATTGATGATCAATGGACTTTCACACTTGAACTTCTTGCTGATTGGGGAGCGCAAAGTTCTCTGTTTGAAGCAATGTGGGGCGAGGCAGAAAATTATGCAAACAGCACTGTTGCAGTTTCTTTAACTGCGGCAACAGGTGCAGTTTTTGCATTTAATGTTTTGCCAATTTATCCATCTGTCGGAGGCGCTGCTCC